ATTATGCTTATTTGTGCTCACTAAAGCCATTTTCTTGCTCCCCATATCCCGTCACTGTACTGTGAATGCTCCCAACTGATTGGAGTATCAACGAATGACTGCTGTACTTGACAATTTTCTTTTGAATGCCTTGAATAAAAATCAGCCTGTCAAGCAACAAAAACATTTATCTGTTCAATCCCCATTGGTGACAATGGATCGTTTTTGTGAAATGACGGGGACAACAATGAACATATTGCGCGGTTACGTGAGGCGCGATTATATCCCGACCGTTGTTATAGGGCGTCATAGGTTTGTCAATTTGGCACTGCTTAACCGTAGTTTGCTCGGTTGCGGTGAAGCTTTATAACAGTACCCCTCCCTTATCCGCTGCCGTTTTATTCGCCCGCACGGTTCAGCCGGATTTTTCTATTAGGGTGAAAAGGAGTTTCACAAGTGAATAAAGTTGTTTTGAATGTCCTTGGCGCAAAGCGTTACGATTTTAACGGTATTTCCGGTACGAAAGTATTTGCACAACAGGAATCGGACAGCTTCAACAACCAGGATGTAATTGGGATTGAAGTTATCGAGTGTTCCGCGCCCTTGTCGGTTTTCGACGATCTCAAAAACCTTGATTTCCCGGTTGAGGTCATGGCCGAGGTGCGCTTTACACGCGGCGCGGGTGGCAAAGCGGGGCTGCGTGTCCTCTCCGCTGTTTCCCTTGCCCCTGTTGTCCCTACGAAGGCGGGCGCGTCTCAGCCTTCAAAACCGGCTGATGCCTCCAAAAAGGATTAACGGGCATGTGCCGGGGGGTTGCCGCTTCTTACAACTCCCCGGCGCGCGCCAGGTGGCGGGTGTTTTTTTGTTTTTCTTAACTGCAAACCTTTGATATGAAAATTACTGACCCAATTCTTAACCAAAAAATCCTTATGCCTTTTAATCAAAAAATGAAGGGCCGTGATTTTGCTCATGTTCTTTTGAAATCTGGAAGGGATGTGGTTGCGCTTATAGGTGAAGGTTTGCGTGGATGGGTATTATTTGATGTTTTATATAATGATGAATATGCCAAAAGGGAAGCGCGGAAGATTGTCCAGCGTACTGGTTTTAAGAATGTCAGGATTAAAAGGATAACTTTGTAATTCAGGGTTTTCCCTGTCGCGTTTCCAGTCGTTTTTATTTGAGGTCTTGCTGTGCCTTTCTGTTCTTATCTTGCGCGTAACGATAGCGGCCATCTGGTTGCAAACCTTAACCAGTATGGCGATGCCTCTTGTGAATGGGTTTCTCTCCCCGCTATTGAATGGTCGCTTTTGGGTTTTAACATTTCTGGCGTTGGTTGGGCAACAAACGAAACTTTTTCGGGTGCGCTCCCTTTGGAGTGTCCCTCTTGCGCTTCCTGTCCGGGGGATGGCTCCGGGCCAATCGATTATTCAGTTTCAGGGGCAATTTTTGTTTTCTTCTTTGGCGTGACTTTGGGGTTTTGGCTCCTGGCTAAAAAGTTGGGGCTAATCCTTGAAGCCCTTCGCCGATGGTAACAGGGGGGTTCCCTGTAGCGTTTCCGGGCGTTTTCCCGGTTTATTTGGAGGTGTTCAAATGCGTTTCATTAAAAAAATTGGCGTTGCCGTTGCTGGCGCTGCCGTTGCTGTCCCGGCCATTGCTGCGGATGATCTGTCCAGCCTTACATCGGCGGTAGATTTTTCCGCCGTGAGTACGGCGGTGCTGGCGGTTGCTGGCGCGATGGCGGGTATTTACGTGCTGTGGAAGGGTGCTTCGATGATCCTTCGTGCCATTCGCGGCCTGTAAGGCGCTTCTATGAATGCCCCGGAATGGTGGGACTTGCTTTTTGCCTTCTGGGGCATTCTTTCTGCCTGGGCGGTGATTGAAGGGTTGAAATGAAAGACTGTTTGGCTTTATTGCTGTTTCTTTGTTCCTTGCCGGTTGTTGCCCGCAATATGGCGTTGTGAAACCTCGTTGTTAATGTTTGGGGCGTAGTCTCTGTGTTCGTCTTTATTAAGGTGCGGAATGATGTCAAGGGTTCATGTTTTGTTTCTGGTTAAGGCTGTATTTCTTTTGTTCCTTTTTGCTTCTTTTCCTGTGAAGTCCCAAGAATATGAATATTTTGATCCTCCAAAAACGCAATGGTGCGATATTAACGGGTTTATTTGTCAGGATAAATTTGAAGACGCAGCGTATTTACTGATTGTTCAACGTCAATCTTCTTATAGTTGTAACAAAGTGGGGGTATATCCGGGGGGGTGTCCTGAATATGGACAATATGAGGTTGTTTCTATTACCGGGGATAGCGCAAAACTGAGTTATAAGGTGCATACCACTGAACGTTTTGAAAATCTTTATAAACGTTCTTATTGTCCCGGCAATTCCACAAGTGGTTGGGTCTCTGCCAATAATCAGCAATGTTATGCGCCAAAGTGTGCAGAAGGTGAAGAGCGCAACGAATTGGGCGTCTGTGTCCAGAACTGTACTGGCGGGCAAGTCCCTAATTCTGAGGGTGTCTGTGAGTGCCCGCCCGGAAAAGTTATGTTGAATGGGCAATGTACTGCGGAGGGCTGCGTCCAGTCCAAGGGTCAGTCTTATTTCAAAACCCATCCGGGTGGGTTTGCTGTCGGCCAGCAAGCGATGCAGGGCTGTTTTATGAGTTGCAATGTAAGCTGTCAGGCTTATTATGTTTTTGATAACTATGACCCGGACGTGGGTGGGCTTCTTACTGATTTTCTGTGCACGTTTACGGGATTCGATAAATGTGTGGGTACTTGGTATGCGCTGAACGGCGAGGGCGGCGGCGATTGTGTCCCCGGCGCTCCGGGTTCCAATTGCGGGCCTGATAACCCCGGCGGCGATGGTGAACCGGGTGGCGGCGATAACCCCGGCGGGGGCGGTAATACCGGCGGCGGTTCTAATATCCCTGGTGGGGGTGGCAGTACCGGCGGCGGTTCCGATATCCCCGGCGGTGGCAGTACCGGCGGCGGTTCCGATATCCCCGGCGGCGGCAGTACCGGCGGCAGTGGCAATCCCGGCGGGGGCGGCGGCAGTACCGGCGGCGGTGGCAATCCCGGCGGCGGCAATGGCAATGGCACTGGGGGTAACGGCACTGGGGGTAACGGCACTGGAGGCAACGGCAACGGCGAGGGCGAAGGCGAGGGGGATTGCCCGCAATGGCTGCACTGGGTCTGTGGTGACACGGCACTGCCAGATTTGGAGGTTCCCCCGGCATCCCAGTTCGAGGGGGCTTATTTCAAAGATGTTTTTTCCTCGCTCCTTTCCTGGTCGCCTTCTGTTGGCGCTGGCTCTTGTAGCCCAATAAACCTTTCCCTGCTTGATAAGCAATACCAATTAAGTGTGCATTGCACACTGATCAATGAATATTTTCATATTTTTTCAACAGTCATGGGGGCGATATGGTCTTTGATCGCCTTCCGTGTAGTGATGAGTGCTTGAGATGGCTATCCCGTTAGTCCCTTTTATTGCGTCGGCTTTCACATGGCTTTTTCGTGAAATTGTTGTCAAGTTCCTGGTCTTTACCGCCGTGCTTGCTTTGGTTGCTTTCTTTGTGCCTTATGCGGTTTCTTACCTTGGCGAGTTTGCGGGCGCGGGCGGGTTATCCAATGCGTTTGGCGCAATAGATAGCTCGGTCTGGTATGTGCTCAGGTTTTTTAACCTTGGCTACGGTGTGCCGTTAATTATTTCCGCGTATGTGTCGCGTTTCTTAATCCGCCGGTTGCCTATTATTGGCTAAAGAGGGTCGTTATGCTGTCTCAGTTGCTGGATGTTGTTCCGCCTGTCGTGACAAACATTTTTTATATAGGGGCTGGCGTCATGTCGGTTGCCATGTCCCTGGTTTCGCTTTATGTGCTGTATCGGGCTGCGCAAATTGTCCTTCTTGTCACTAGCGCCGGTGTAGGCGCGTTGCGGGAGGATTTACAGAATAGGAATTTTAAGCGGCGTTACCGCCTGGAGCAAAGGCGCTCCAGGCAGTTTGCCCATAAGAGGCGGCGCGAAAGGGCGTATCAGGCATGGAAGTCACAGCAAAGGCGTTATTGAAATGGCTATCAAAGTCTATACCGGGCGGATGGGTTCCGGCAAAACCTACGAAGTCGTCACGGTCGTCATCCTCGGTGCGCTGCGTCACGGCAGGCGCGTTGTCTCAAACATTGCGGGGCTGAATTTTGAGGAAATGCGCCGCGTACTTTTGGCCGATGGCGTGGATGAATCCGCGATGGGTTCCATTGTCCAGATCGGGCATGAGGCGGTCACTGCCAAGGGTTTCTGGAAAACCGACGGGTCACAGCCCTCTTTCATCGAGCCGGGTGACTTGTTGGTGCTCGATGAGGTCTGGCGCTTCTACGATGGCTTCTCACAGCCTCCCGAACCCGTCTTGAACTTCTTCCGCATGCACCGTCATTTCGTCCATGCGCAAACCGGGCAAACGTGCGATGTCGCCCTAATCACGCAGGATATAGCCGACATAGGCCGTAAAATCCGCCCGGTGGTCGAAGAGACGTATTACATGGAAAAGCTCACGGCTTTGGGGTCGGCCAGGCATTACCGTGTGGATATCTATTCCGGTGCGAAGAAGTCCCGTGACCACCCGGTGCGCTCAATCCAGCGTACTTATAACCTCGCTTATTTTTGCCTCTATCAGTCCCATTCCCAAAAGTCTGAGGAATCGGCGGATGCTATGGAGGTCAATATCGATGAGCGGGGCAACATTTTAAAGTCAACGTTTTTCAGGCTCGGTGTCCCGGCGGCGTTGCTGGTTCTGGGTTTTTCCGTCTATCGCGTCATTGGTTTCTTCACCCCGGAACCGCCAGCAAAGCCCAAAGCGCAAACCGCCCCGGCGGCGGCGTCCCCTTCCTCCCCTTCTCCTTCT